CTGCCGGGTAACGCACCCGGTGATAGATCTGATAGGGCAGTCGGCCAAGGGCCGGGCCTAACGCGCCGCCGGCGGCTGTTGCCCCTCCGCCCATCAGCGTGTTCCACATGCGCGTCTTGGCTTGCTGCTCATCCGTGCCCCGTCCGGGGTCACGCGCCGTTCCCGCTAGCGTACCGGCCGCCGTCATGGAAAGAACCCGCCCACCCATCGCCGCGGGGCCAAGAGGGCCGGCAGAGAGGATTGCGCGAGGAACCTCAGCCGCGAAGTTGGCGAAGTCGTTGTCCTCCTGATCGGCAAAGGCTTCCTCGTAGGCAGGGAGGCCCGCACGCTGGGTCAACCCCCTTGCAAGGCCGCGCTCGCCGAACCAGTCGTTAGCAGCAAGATCCACCCCGCGCGCCAAGGGGTATACGAGATTGCGCTCGGCCCAATTAAGGTCGCCCTTGCGGAACTTCTTCTTGCCCATGAGCTGTTGCTATTCCTTGCGGCGCTTGCGCTCATAACTTTCCATGAACTTTTTATTTCTCAATTTCTTTCCGTCGTAGAAAAGTTCGCTGCCACCAATGGCGCCTGCCGTGCCGCCGCCAATCAGCCCCGCGGCTTGAGCGCGGGAGTAAGATGGATAGTCATTGTCCCATAAGAATTTCGGCCGTTTCTTCAAACGGCTTGCGACATACATACCCGCGTTAGCGCCTAGAATAGCGCCTGCCAGGCCGCCCGATAGGTTTGCAAAGCCCCGATCTTTCTTATCCATTTGCTCAGGAAATTTCTTGCGCAGGTAATACTCCCGCTGCTGCTCAATTTCGTCACGCTGTGCAGCGTTTTCCTGCAGAGCTTTCTCGAAAATGTCCCGATTGTCTTCTTTCTTGCTTGCCATGAAAGTCTCCTAAAGCCTGTTTCCCTTCAACTGCCCCTGCCGCTTCCAGAGCTGGTTGAGCGTTACAACCTCAAGCCCCCTCACCGGCTGATCCGGTTTCTCCACCGCCTTTACCCAGGGCCTTGAAGCACACGCATACCGCAGGCAATCCACCGCGTGGTCTTCGCTGTTGGTGTCCACGTCTTCCACCCGCGCCGAGTCGTGCTGAACAAGGGGAAGCGTCCTGATCGTGTCCTTGCAGTTGTCAAAGAAAACGATCATGGGCCGCTCTGGCGCCTGGCCATCCAGCCTGTGGCGCACCAGATCCCACCCCGCAAAGTGCCCGAGGCTTCCCACCCGCTTGTTATCCGCCGGGCGGAAGCTTACCTCCCAAGGCTTGTAGCGGAGCCGTTCTGCAATGGACGGTCCCCCATCCTGCGCAAATGCTGCCGGATCCAGAACCCCGTAGTCAATTTCCGGGTCTAGTGCTTCACGCTCATGAATTCCACGAGCAACATCCGATGCGTTAAGCTTGAGACCGACGTTTGGACCGCTAGCACCGTACCATTCTCGATACATAACAAGTCCACCACGCGGCAGGGTTCGCCCGTCGCCGAGTGCATGGTCGTCTCCAGCAACAGCGTACCATCCGACACAGAAAGGTGCGGCGCTGCCCCAGTCCATCGCGCGGAACCGCGTCCATTGCCTCGGGATCTCAAAGGGCCTGACAATGTGCCTCGCTGAACTGAAGTTGTCGAAGAACGCACCGTCGATAACCGCCCAATCGCCCTCAAGCCACGCGCGAACCAATTCCTTCGACCCCGAGAGCTTCAGACGCTCCACGTATTCCGGGTCGTTTGTTATCAGCGCCGTGTTGTCCGTCACCCTTGCGGGGATAAACAGGCGCTCCTTGCGTCCTGCCTCGTCCACCAGCGCAACGCGGCCTTGAGGGGCAGGATCAATATATCTCTGCTTCACCCAATGGTGCCCCGGGCCGCCGGGGTTTGCAGTCGCCCTGAACCCGACAGGCACACCCGCCGCCGATCGCAAGGTTGCCTTCATCTTGTCCGGCGCCTTGGGTGCCGGCCAATTGGTGAGCTCCTCGAGATACACCCGGCTGAAGAACTGCCCCTGATATTTCTCAGCGTCCCGGTCTTCCTCAAGAGGCCGGAACCTCAGGATCGAGCCGTGCGGGCTCGTCCACTGCCGCTCCATCTTGTGATACGTCCACCCCATGGGCGCGTAGATCTGATGGCTGCGGTCGATCAAGCTGTCCGCCTGTGGCATCTCCCGGCGCATGAACACGCCCCGCGCATTGGGTCCGTATTTCAAAGCGTGCAGGGCAAACTCGCCGAGGCAGGCGTCCGTCTTTCCCCCACCGCGCGCACCGCCTAGCAGGATGTCGAAGAAGAACTCGCTCTGCACAAATGCCTGTTGCGGCCCCCATTGTGGGCGCCACGCGAAATCACTCAGGGGCTTTGTTCCCGAACTCAGCCAGCCAGCGCGCTTGCTCTTCTTCGCGTGTCAGGGGCTTGTCAGTCACGGTCTTGAATGTGGCGGTCTGGGTCAGGTCGAGCCGCTCGCCGTATTTCTTGGGGGCGCGCCTTGCTGCGGTCCACTTGTGGATGTCTGCCACCACCCGAGCCTGTTCTGGCGCAATCTGTCCGTGAATAACTTGCTCTCCAATGTCCACCAGATAATCCGCGGAATGGTCGGCCTGATTAAGCCTTGCGCGTGTGTAGTTCTCCCGAAAGTCTTCCTTTTCCGTCAACCAGCGGAATACGGTGGTCAGTGCGGGATAACCATCCATCTTTGCAATGGAGGTCAACGTCTGTCCGCAGGAGATGCGATCACAGATGTCTTGAGCAAGCTCGTCCGTGTAGATTGAGGGGCGCCCGAGGGCATTGGTTGTCATGGTCTCGCCTCCATAAGCTTGCACGCTGGGGTGTGCTTACGGGTGGGTTGAAATAAAAGGCCCCGGCCTTGGAATGACAGCGTGATGCGCGTCAACCTATCGCCGGGGCCAGGAGGTACAGGGAGATACCTAAGGTAGAACGGGCAGAAGGCACAAAACCGCCCGTTACCGTTTGGCTAATGTAAGTCTTTTTAACAAACAAGCGGCATTGTGTTAAAAATAGTCCGCTTTCTTTACTTGATGAGCCCGTAGTGTTTGGCAAGCGCCTCGCAGCAACGCACGAGCAGGGTCAGGGCTTCGTTAGGCGTCCCCATCCCTGTTGATTGGAAATAAGGGCCGGCGTGCTTGCCGTCTACTGCCACGGCTTCGACTAAGGCCACCGCGCGCTTGTTCAGTTTTGTGAGGAGGAGGATGGCGTGGTCTCTCCTGGCCTTGGAGGCAAGCCGGACATCACTCAGCTCCGATCGCCCCCCTGTTACCCTCTGATCGTAATTGCCGATGCAAGGAGGAAACACGCCGGCAAGGTAAGCATCGTCCCTGTAGCGCACGAGGGCGTCCGCGTAGGGCTGGGTCAGGTAATGGCGCTTGATGTACCACTCGATGTTATCCTCCATCCGGATGCGTTTTGATTTCCGGTTGTTGGGGTCGAGCTGCTCGATGACCCACGAGGCTTGGTGGCGGGCTTCGGGGGTGCCGAAGTCGCTCTCCTGCTCTGGCGTTTCCTCTTGCGGCTTCCTCATTGCCGGGTTGGCCCCGCTTTCAACAAGGCTTCAAACTGACTGTCGGTGATAGTGTCTACCTTCAGCCGGAGGCGATATCCCGCGAGAAGGTTGTTTAACAGCTTGGTGTGGAAATGATCTTCTACCCCTTGTGTCGCTCTAAGCGTGTAGTCCAGCGCGACCAGTCTGTCGGCTAGGAACACACCGAGGCAGTTCATCGTCAGCCCCAAATCCGTCAAGCCTTCTTTCGTGCTTGTGGCATCGACGATTTCCTCCATCAGCGCAATTAGCGCCTCGGTTATGTTGTCTGCTTGCTTTGCAGTTAAGCTCAACGTTGCTTCGACTGAGAATTGGGCCTGGCTTGTCATGACGCGCATCTCCCGAGATTGTTCAGCGCCCGATGAGCTGGATGTTTGGATGGCCCTCAGACTCGTTTAGAGAGTCACTGGCGGGCGAAAGCGTCCTTACCCTTCCCACCCTACCCCGGCGGGCCTTTTGCCCGTCTGCGGGCTTCTGGGAGTCATTGCGGCTTACTGTAGCCAGCGCATGCAGGTTCGCGGCCTTCTGGTACGGGGTCTTGGTGTGGTCTTGGACGATTTCCAAAAACAGGTCGAAACTGACGGTCATGGGGGGGGCTCTCCGTTGGGGTTATCCCGGCGTCCGGCCGGTGCGGGCTTGGTAGTCAGCCAAGTACTGCTGGTAATCCGGGTCGCGGTAGACGGCCGCGAAGGCGCGGATCCCGTCCCCGTACCGATCAATGATCCGGCGAAGCTGCGCGTAGCCGGCGAGATCTGCCTCGCGGTCAACCTTCGATTTAGCCTCGGGCACGATCACTTGCGTGATCCCGGTCGGAACCGTCCAGCCCTGAGCCTCCGTGGCGTAGCAGACCTTGCGGCCCATGCCGTCACGCGTAGGCACCATTGCGCCCTCCGCAGCCCGCACCAGGTTTTCAATCCGCTCCCACTCGCGGAACTCGCTGGGCGATCCTGCTGCAGCCTCGAGGGCCTGCTGCCAACCCACCACCTGCTGCATGGTTGCGATCAGCCGGGTAATCATCGTCCTGTCCCCGGGATGCTGCCGGCGGAAGCTTTCCAGAAGCCCTTGGTCCTCGAGCCAGCCGTCAACCAGCTTGTGATTGATCTTGCCGCCTTGCTGCTCGGGAACCTGCTCGCGCTCGCCGCGCATCTTGCGCAGCGTTTCAATCGAGATGCGCTTGCCGTTGTGTCCCCGCTTCAGGCGGTTGAGGATCTCCGACCGATCGGCGCGATCCCAGCCCTCGATCTCCTCGGCCAGCAATGCGCGCCACTTGTCCGCGGGCTGGAATGATTTCGGCCACAGGGCCAGCACAGTCGAAACCGCCTCAAGCGTGTCCATTGCCAGCCCTCCTGAATTTGTTTTCTTCGACCTTCACAAAGTTGCGAGGCTCAAGCAGCCAATCGAAATCAATCCGCCACCCGCGATCGTTGCGGCCTAGCAGGAAGGGTTGGTCTGGAACCCGCTCGATGGTGGAAATCAGATTGGGGAGCCCGACCTCACGCGCCCGGGCCAGGATCTTCTGCCGGCGGCCCTTGGTCATCCGCTGAATGGTGGGGAGCCCGTGCTCCTCGGCCATCCCGTTCCATGAGTTGCCCACCAGAGCCGCATCATCGGCTCCCAGCCCGTAAGGGTTATCTTCCCCGTCTAAGCCCTTATCGACCCCTTGCTGGTCTTCAGGGAGGGGGGGAACTTGTTCCCCAATGCCAATAAGCTTATTGGCACTACTCTCTGTCTCTTCTCTGTCTCTGTCTCTGTCTCTAGGCAAGCATTCTGCTAGCAACCCGCTAGCATCATTGTCCTCATAAGCAAAAAAGCCATTCAAGATCAAAGGCTTGATGGCAGACACAAAGTCAGCCTCCGACATTCTTAGTCTAAAGGCCACTTTTTTGATGTGGTCATCGATTGTACCATCGCTGTATTCGCTCGCTAGCAGCCAGAGGAGAGGTGCTAGCGCCTTGCTAGCAACTGGCAAGCAATGGAAGTCGAAATCATCCAAGAGATTTTTGTGCAGCTTGATCCACACGGGGCGGCGCTCCTTGTAGTGCTGGAAATCATCCCAATTGCGGGGGGTGAGCTTCATGGGCTTACTTCCTCACCAATGCGTGAGACGCAGCCCGTCTCTGCGCGATGGAAATTCCCATGTGAATGGGGCTGCTCGGGTCCTTCGGAGGCCACCCTCCCACCATGTTGGATCTGACCACCGTGACCACGCCATTGATGTGGCAGGCTCCGTTGCCAGTGTCGTAGTTGTGAAACGCGCGGACGGTCACCTTCCGGCCCCGCTTCTTCCAGTAGAGCTCAATGCGCCTGGCGAGGTCTTCCGCGCCCAGCACCGTCAACCAATCCCGCGAGGGCTTCCCCATGCTCATGCGGCCGCTCCCGCTGGGACCAGCCTGTAACCCTTTTTTCGGACTGCAATCAGGTTCCATCCCTTCAACCTGCGGCGCAGCAAATGGATGTGAACGCGCAAACCGCCCGGGTGCCGATGGGTTCTATTCTCCGTGCCGTACAGCACGTCCCAAATCGCCTGATGGGTAACCAGCTCCCCCTTGCATTCAAGAAACAACCACAACAGCCGGCTTTGCTGTGGTGTCAGCGCCGCCTCGCTGAACGGCGGCAATTTTCCACTCATCGCTCACATCTCCCTGATCTGAACTTTATGAAATGCCTCAACCAGTTTTTTCTTCAGGCGATAGACCTCAGTGCGATAGCCCTTACTGTCCGCCACCACCTGAACGCCGCCCTCAACCCACGTAAAATCCGCCACGTACTTGCAGATGGTCTTTCCCTCGTAGACGATCGGGAACGGCTGCTGGCGCTTGAGATCCGTGATGACCTGCGCGCGCTCTTTCAATTTGAGCTCGCACCAGTGGGCGTATTCTCGCTTGCTGTCGAAAGTCCCCTCGTCGGTCACAACTCTCACAGCCCTGTATTTTGAAGGGGTGGCCCGCGCGGCCGATTGCGGGGAAGCAGGCCTGCGCGGGCCTTTTGCGCCGCTATTGCCGGGGGAGCGGCGGCGCAAACTCATTTTGCCTGGTCCTTCGTCTCGAGCAGCAAAGGCGCCGGATCAACAGGCGCAGGCTGGACTACGGACACCCGGCAATGAGCAATGATCCGGTCAATGAGAATGTCCTTCTTGCTTAGGCAGCCCTTGCCGGCGAGAGGGTCGCTATCGACCTGAATGAACATCTGCTCCAGAGTTTGGCGCGTGAGCGGTGATTGAATTGGCATTGCTTTGCTCTCCGTCATTGTTTGTTTTTGACTTGTCTCCCAAAAAGACCACCACTTGCGCTTCTTGGCGCGTTCACCACCAACTCTGACAGCATGGTTAAGAAGCCGGCCGTTGCGTGTGTTGTTGTCAGCCGTCATGCTGTCCCCGTTTATTTGTTGATAGACCGTTGCATCGGCAGCCAGTCGTTAGGTGTCACGGCGCCGTTTGAGGCCACATAAATGCGCTTCATGAGTTCCAGGCGCGGCAGGCTCCCATCCATCAGGCGAGAAATCGTGCTTTGCGAGGCACCGATCGCCGCCGCAAATTCAGCCTGTGTCATGCCTTTCTCAGTGAGAAACTCGTGTAGGGTCATGGCCCGGAATATGCGCTCCACGCATATTCGTGTCAATACTAAGATATTAACTCGCCGGCGCGTAGAATGATCTCATGCCTAAGAAGCAACCCCCGCTCGCCAACAGCCCCTTTCGCCGGACGTTCATCCGCGAGTGGCGGGAGTACAAGGGGTTGACGCAGGAGCAACTCACCGACCGGCTGGAGGGCGTTATCACCCAATCAGCCCTAAGCCGCCTTGAGCGCGGTTTGAGCGGGTATACTCAAGGGAGTCTTGAGGCGATTGCGTATGCATTGGGTGTTGAGGCGGCGGACCTGATCGGCCGACTTCCTGGAGCGCCTACAGAGCTCACCCTGATTGTAAACAAGCTGCCTCCAGAGAAGCAGCAACAGGCGATTGCTATTCTCAAAGCCATCGGCCAAAACTAAACATAGCCCCACAATAAGCCAAATGGTGCGACAACCCGCCGCATAATTATGCGCCGCGCGCATATTCTCATGGTGCATTTTAGGCTTTCCAGTCATATGCATTGGGCGCATATTCCTCGTGTCAACCACGCGAGAGCAATCACCATGAACATCCAGAACATCACATCTAACCCTGACATTCAGGCCATGCGCAACGAGCTGGCTCAGATCGACGCCCGCCTCATTGAAACACGCAGCGCGACTGACATCGAAACGCTGATCGAGCGCGACACACTCTTCATCCGATGGGGTAAGGCAAAGGGAGCCTACGACATCGCCCTCCGCAACGCGATGAAGGTGGCGTGATGAACAACGTCGAGCACCCCGATTACGGCGTTATTGACCGCGCCACGGTAATTCTGAACGCCGCCAAGAAAGAACTGGAGCAGCTCTTCTCGGAAGCGCGGACCGACAACACCCAGCAGGCCATCGCAGACATCCTCAACGAACTGCCATGCTGGAAACATCTCAACGACGTAACCCCGGGGGGTGATGAATGAGCCTCACCCACGACCGCGTAGCGGCTGAGATCCACCTGCACGGCATAGAGTGCGATTTGCACTCCCTTCGAGAGATTACCAAGCGTGATGCGCGAAGCGTCACGCCGCTCCTTAGAGACCTGAAGCAGACCATGGATCAGTTTTTAGAGCTGACCTTGGAGGTTGCCAGGCAAGCCCCGCCGCCCTCGCCCTTCCCCGCCTTTGAGCTTTGGGCCGCGATCTGGCTTGAGGCCCAATTTGCCGGAAACTTCTTCATCAACGATCGGGAGCAGTTTTTGTCCTCTGCAGACGGAGCATGGGCCCTCGATCAACTCTACGACAATTGGGTGCCGGCATGAGGCGGGTTGCAGACATTGTCGCCTGTTTCTCGATCGCTTTGGTGATGGGCCTTGTGGCCTTCAACCTAGGCCGCGCGCAGGTTTTGGCGGATCACGATCGCTGCCCGTCACGCAGCGAGCTGCGGGGGGCCTTTCCATGAACAGCAACGTGGTTGATTTCCCACGGAAGGGACCGTCTGAGGCGGAGATCCGTCAAGCCGCACGTTCCAACTTGGCCGCGGCCGTTGCCCTCCTGATGAAGCCGCCGCCAAACGACGATCTTGAGCGATGCCTGGGGCTTATCAACGAGGCGTGGGGACAGGTCGCGGCGGTTTTGATTTTGAGGGATGACCCATGAGCCGTCCCAAGATCCCGGACCGGGTGAAGGTCAACGTGGCCTTGCAGCAGGCAGGCGGCTGGGTGTTGTGCCCATTGTGCGAGGGGCCGCTCAGGCCCGCAGACGATCGCATCCTCGAGCATATGGTCCCCCGCGAGTTGGGCGGGTCGGACGAGGAGGAGAACCTGCGCTGGGTGCATCGCGCCTGCGCCGCTAAGAAGACCAATGGAAGCAGGGCCACCTCTGCCGGCGGTGATCTGCACAAGATCGCAAAGGCCAAGCGCCTCGCCCTTGCCCGCCAGCTTCACCACGCGGTGGTAGTCCTCGGAGAGCGACGGCCGGCCAGCAAGATCCAATCCCGCGGCTTTGACAAGAGATGGACGAGAAAGATGAACGGAAGGGTGGTGCGCAATGCCGACGCCTAAGAAGGGATATTACGTGGACGGAGAAAAGGTTCCGGGCGTCACCACGGTGCTGGGCAGGTTCAAGGAGTCCGGTGGGCTCATTCACTGGGCGTGGAAGCTTGGGACGGAGGGAAAAGATTACAAGCAGGTCCGCGATGATGCGGCCGATGCCGGCACCTTGGCCCACGAGCTTATTGATACATACATCAACGGGGGCACAGTCACGCTTGAGGGTGACAGCGATCTGGTCAAGCACGCTTTGAGCGCCTTTCAGGCCTACCAGAATTGGGAGAAGTCAACAGGGATCAAGATCGACTGGACCGAGCGCCAGTTGATCTCAAAGGTTCATAAGTTTGGCGGCACCCCGGACGCCTTTGGAACATTGGATAACAAGCCGATCCTCCTGGATTGGAAGACCAGTAATGCCGTTTACAGCGATTACCTGTTGCAGCTTGCAGCCTATGCCCTGCTGGTCGAGGAGAATTACGGGATTGAGGTGCAGGGCTATTACCTCTGCAGGTTCTCGAAGGAGAACGCTGATTTCTCCATCCACTACTACCCGGACCTGACCGAAGCGCGGCGGATGTTTCTGCTGCTGCGTGAGGCCTACGAAATCGACA